CTCTAATGTTAATCCAGACGATCTACCGATGTTCGACATAGAATATCTATTAATGCAGATCAGAGGCAAATCTGTTAATAATGTGATTGAGTTTCAGATCACTGATCCAGAGACTGAGAAGCCAGTAAAACTTGAGTTGGATATTGACGAAATAGAGATAGTCAAACCAAAGGGACATAGTAAAGAAGTCCCCATCAGTGATGATGCATTCATCGTGATGAAATATCCACAATTGACTGAAGTAACTACTATGCTGAATCCAGAACAAGACGAAGCGGACAACATTTTCGATGTTATGCTATCATGCATTGAGTCTGTAGTAGAAGGTGATACTGTGTATAATTTAGACGACTTTTCTAAAGAAGAGGTAATGGAATTTGTTGAGTCTTTCTCGACAGAAACAGTTGAAGGCGTTAAAAACTTCTTTGAGACAATGCCTGTCCTGAAGTGCGAGAAGAAATATACTAATGCTAATGGTGATGAGAAAAAAGTAGTTCTGGAGGGTGTCGAAACTTTTTTTATCTAGTGTTGAGCCACATTAGCTTGGGGACATACTATAAGACGATGTTCGCCATGGCTCAACATCATAAATATAGTATTGCAGAATTAGAAAATCTATTACCATTTGAGCGAGATTTATATGTTGATATGTTAATAGATTATATAGAAGAACAAAACGCTAAGAATCGATAACGGAGTATAAAATGAGTGAAGAAACAAAAGCAGAAGTATTTCACCCTGCTGATACAAATGGTGATGGAAAGGTGTCTAAAGACGAAGAGCAGTTATACCTCGAGTTTAGACGTAAAGAATTAGAAGATGCGGATGCTATGCGTGATGCACAGCGTAACATGACATGGTTTGCTCTGGGTGGTTTGTTGTTGTACCCATTCGCTGTTGTTCTAGCATCTCTTGTTGGTCTAGATCAAGCACAGAAAACACTGGGAGATATGGCGCCGACATACTTTGTCGCTGTTGCCGGTATCGTAGCCGCATTCTTTGGCACACAAAACTTTGGGAAGAAAAAGTAAATGGAAGCACCACTAGAAGCATGGAATAACTTATCATATTTCGATGGTATACTGTTCACTGTTTGGTTGGGCATATTGTACTATGGAAAGAATTTAATCGATCAATGGTTCGGAAAATAAAAACAAATGGCTGAAGATACACGACCTGATGCTGACTTTAGCGAGTCAGCACCAAAAAAACCAAAAGAGTCAATGACTCCAGTTGCTGATGCGATAAAAGAAAGTGTCGAAGCCAGAAAGAAAGAGGTCGGAGATAAAAAAGAGAAGAAGGGTCTTGGCAAATTCTTCTCTTTTGGCGACTCAACAAAAACTATTCTTCTATCAATAGAAAAATCAATGTTTCTTCAGACAGAGTTTCTGGAATCAATTAACACCAACTTAAAAGAATCAAACGTATTCGATAGAGAGTCAGCAGAAGATGCCAAACGAGCCGAGGCTCTTTCTAAGGTTAATGAAGAGACGAGTACACCAACTCCCGCTTCACCTGAACCCGAAGATAAAACTCTACTTGATAAAATTAAAGAAAGTTTTGGTGATTTAAAATCAAAAGCATCAGATGCCGCTTTTGGTAAAGAAGAAGACGGCTTCTTCAAAAAATTCCTTAAAACTGGCGCAACAATACTTGGTGGTGGTCTTCTTGCCGCAGGATTCACTGATAGTATAACCAATAAAGCATTAAAGAAAGCAGGAGTAAAGGAAGAAACTGCTGACAAAGTATCTAAGACTGCAGGCGATTCAGTGGGAGTTGGTACTTCAGCCGGATTGACTGCAATGGCACTCAATAAGTTTGGGTTGCTCAAGAAAGTCGGATTGAAAGTCGGTGGTCTTAAAGCATTTGCTACAGCCGCAGTTGCAAAGGTAACTTATGATGCAATTGGTGAGTTAGATGTTGACGATGATGGAAAGATTCTAGGAATAAAGAAAGAACTTGTTCAGGGTATTGGTGGTGGTCTTGCCGGCATAGCTACCTTTATGGGAGCAGGTAAAGCATTTGGTGCTGTTGGTACAGCACTGAAAGTAGGCATGGGTGCAGTCAAGAGTAAACTTGGTGCTAGTGTTAAGGCGCCTAAAGTTAAGATACCTGGAGTGCAGGGTGCTAAACTACCAAGTGGTGTACCCAAAACACCGACTCCGAAGCCACCAACTGTCAAAGCATTAAAGGCTCCCACAGCAAAATTACCTAGTGCTACTACCATTACCACAAGTGGTAGAGCGACTGCGGGTCGACCGCAAACAGTCAAGGGCGTAGCGCAAGCCTTGACAAAAATAAATCCAGTGACAGCACTCAAATACGCTAAGTTCTTTAAGATAGGGGCTCCTTTAGCGGCTGTCATACCTGCTCTTATCGAACCTGCAATGGCTATCTACAATGACGAACCCGATTCAGTTATTAGAAAGCAGACTGCAGGCGCACTTGGTTCTATTGGTGGTGCCGCACTTGGTACTCTCGCAGGTGGTAGTTTGGGTACTATGATGTTCCCGGGTCTTGGATCAGCTATTGGTGGTGGTATTGGTGGATTACTTGGCGCACTTAGTGGTGAGTGGTTAATCGAAAAGATAACAGGAGCATTGTTTGACGGTGAAGACTTAAAAGAGAACGAAGTAAAGGATGAGGTTAAGAAAGATACACCAAAATCTAAATCTGTCTCTTCTAACGTAGGTGCCACAATCTCTGATGGTGATATGGGACCCACTGCCGAACAAAAAGTTGCTGATGCTCAAGTAAAGGCTGATGATGCAGGTAAAGCACTATCAGATTTTGAGTCTAGTGCCAAGTCTGCTAGAACTGTTCAAAAAGAAGATGCTTTTGGTGACATGGTTGATACAGTTGTCTATGATGATGCCGCAGAACAAGCACAGTTTGACAAATTAAGTGATGCTAAGTTTGATGCTGATTATGCGGTAGAAGATGCTACTAATAAAATGATTACTGGTGATGAGTTTGACCATGCGGGTATGTTCGCTAAGTTACGGTTTTTGAACGAGAAAGGACTCTTAGTAGATGGTGTGCAATCTAGATTAGTGACAAATAAAGGAGTGACTACATTCGTAGATGGTCCTCACGAAGGCAAGACTCCAGATGAAGTCATTAATGAGTATGTCAAAGCAAACTCAACAGTTAAGCCTGCCGAGAAGCCTATACCTAAGATAGAGCCAGACATGACTAAACCAAAAACAGCAGATGGTAAGATACCTGCTAAAGTAACACCTGCCTCTACCGGTGGTTTTGCTAACGCTACTGCAACTGGTGATGATATGGGTCTATCTGTAGAAGAAGCAGAGAAGCAACTTGCTGATGCAAAAGCGGCGTTTGCTCAAGCAGAAGAAGATGGCTCTATATCAGAAGGGTTTAGACAAGATGAACTTCAAGCAGACATACAATTCGCTGAAAAAGACCTTGCAGATGCTAATGCTCGTGCGGCAGCCTCTGGAGACTTCGTTAAAAGAAAGCCTGAAGCATCAAAAGGTATTACGCAAGTTGCAGGAATAGAGGGTGCGCCAGATAAACTAATGGCTAAGTCAAAAGCTATATCAGAAGATCAATCAACCAAAGACAAACAAGCATCAATGGCAGTTCAGAATAACATCAACAAGGGTGGTGATACAACTAATACTACAACTGTTGGTGGAAACACCTCTACTGTTAATATTGTCAAGGGTGGTGGAGCATCGTCACTCGCTAACGCACATCTACCAGTACCACAAGCAATTTAATCAATATCTTTCTTCTTGCAGAGACAAAAAAGGGGCGCATCCCTGCACCCCCTTTCCGATTTACAACCTTATAATCTAGTCTTCCGCTAGACTCTTAAAGAAGTCAAGTGAATCATCTTCACCATCATCTGTAGATAAGGTTGGGGTAGGAGCCTCAGCCTGAGCCGCTGGCTGTGCAGTACGCTCTTTAAAGTTAGGCTGAAACTCCTGCCCCACATTGCTGTCCTCGGCGGTCGTGCTGGGTGCGTGTGAACCACCATCAAGTTGAAGAACTTTATGCAGTTTTGCTTTAAGTTCAGCATAAGACTTGAAGTTTTTAGGATCAACAATTTCTTGAAGGGAATGTTGCTTATTCCATACTGCTTCCATATCTTCATCAGATAATGCACCTTCTGAGTTAGAGATTGGAGCAGGTGAAGCAAACTCAGACTTATCGTAGTTGCGATAGCCTTCTACTTGACGAATCTTGAGTTTGAAGTCAGCGCCTTCCCAAAAATCGAATGGATTGATCGGGTCTTCGTCAGCAAACTGAGGATTCATAGCATCGTTCAGTTTGTCAAAGATTTTCTTACCAAATTTGTATAGGTAAACTTGACCTTCTCGTGATGGGTTTGCAGGGTCAGATACTACATAAACATTAGCAACATAACTAAGTCTGCGCTTTTGTTTACGAGCCTGTTCTTTATCTTCGTCATGACCAGAGTTCCACAACTGAGAGTTATACTCAGATACTGGATCGTCTTGACCAAGAGTTGTCAGAGAGTTCTCGATGTACCAACCACCTGGGCCTTGAAAGCCATGATCCCAATAGCGAACAAAAGGCATATCTTCACCTTCTGAGGCAGGTAGGAATCGAAGCACAGCATAACCATTGCCAGCCTTATCGACTTCTGGTTTCCAGTAGTTATCGTCACCCTTAGACATTTTTTGATTTGACATTGATTGTAGTTGAGAGTTCAACTTGTCAAAAGAGGAAGTTCGGTTTTTCTTTAATGATGCAAAAGACATATTATTTTCTCCATATATGCGTTGTATTTAACGAGTTTAGTATTGCTCGTATGCGTTGTATTTTACTATATTGCGTTGTATTTGTCAAGTACTATTTGCCTCATTTTCGCTTTATCATAATCTATAAAAGGTTTATAGTTATTGACAGTCTTATTTATATCAGGAAAAACTATAGTGTCACGAATATTTTTCTCCCAATACTTAAAGCATCCAGTCAGATCATCTAGTATGACCAATGTCTCAAGGGATACTCTTCTCTTATTGTAAAGTGATAGTAGCTTTGGATATGCGCCATCGTTTACAATAATGTTGGCATTGAAGTCATCGTCTAACTCATCAAGTTCATTACGAAAAACATACGACAATGACTGTTGCCTTTTTGACCACTCGGTATAGACTTCTTCAGCCTCGTGACTATCTACCAAGTTGCCAATCCAGAGATCATGCTTCTTTAATATATTCGCTAGAATATAATCTTTAGCATCTTTTCTCTTAGATAACTTATAGAAGAAGAACTTGTCTTTTCTATTCTCAAACCCATCTAGGGTCAGTCGCATTTTACCACCATACTTCGCAAAGTCGTATGTTGATGTGAAATGCTTTTTGATTGCCATGTAGTAACTATAGAGTTCAAATGCATCTCTAGTAGAATACACAGAACTCATACAGGCAATCTCACTAATTTTTCTATCATGTTGAGTTCTTCTGCTTCACGATATATGTTTGCTTTGAGAACAGGTGACTTGCGAATGATTTCACCAATCACTTCAATCTCAAGTTCATTCTTCGTTGCGTACTCAACTACAGCATCAATGTATGGAACACCTTCAGCGATATAACCCGCTATCTCACTCATGATGCGTTCAGAGTTTAGTTTTTGAAGTGCTTTTAACTCTTTCTTATCCATTAAGCACCTTGATCCCTAATGCCCAGTTTTCTGCGGCATCTTCAGCCCATTGAAGACTCTTTCCTGCGTGTAGTTCTTCTTTGATTAGGCTGCCTCGGGTATCATAGTACTTGATTAACCAACCTTGAGCAGTATCATGAATCTCTGCTTGCGCTCGACCACCCTCTTCTTCTTTGAAAAATGTTTGAACAATAGTCATGGCTCTACCC